ATTTGGCTAATCCCGGCAATGTTGGCGTATTCTTTACCATCGTATGTTGAATGAGTAACGTTAACCATGCAACACTTACCCAGTAAGACTTCTAAGTTAAACCCACTAAGTTCTTCATGGGTAGAAATTTTGCCCCGCCAAGCTTCTAAATCTTTACGTAACGTAGCTTTTTCGTCCAAGGATAGCGTATAGCGTTTAGATACAATTAACGGTTTGCCGTCTATGGTTTGCAATGGCTGGCCATCGTTATCTTCACCATGCAATTCAAACATAGTAATGATTTTGCGTTGCATCTTTTTTTTACCCATCCATTCCGTGGTTTGGGTGCCAATATCAATGATGCGATATAGCTTGGCAAGAAAACTGCCGGCTGGTGGTAGTTTAAAGTCACTACCGGAACTGGTTTGTTTTGCAATTATCATTTTTTTCACTTTCCAAAAATTGTGCCAAAGTCATCAAACAAATTTGATAAAACTTTATTCTTTTTATTACGTGGTTTTCCACAAGCTTGACGTATGCAGTCAACTTGTTCTTGGGTTAAAAATTCATTACTAAATTCCATATCATCTAACGCTTTTTCAAGAAATTCTTCATGTTCCAACATTAACTGGTTTAATTCGCCGTCCATGTTTGCTACTCCTTTTTTATCACGGCAACATTGCCGTACCTACAAATGTAAAGTAAGATTGAGTTGTTGTAAAGTAATATTTAGCAAAAAAGGAAAATAAATGACAGATTCACAGATTATTGATATGTTGGGCCGGCCAGCAAAGGTAGCAAAGCTATGTGGCGTAACGGTCCAAGCGGTGTGTCAATGGCGCAACAACAATGCAATCCCAGCCGCACCTTTAATGCTTATTGCGGCAACCATAGAAAAAGAATCAGTAGGTTTAGTAACCAGGAAAGACCTTTTTCCTAAGACCTGGCATATTATTTGGCCGGAGTTGCAAGCAATAAATTTGTGATATAGTTTTATTCATTGAGGAATCGAACACTCATGAATAGGGTTTTAGAGGTAGTTCTGTTGGTTTAGGAAATAAGATTAGAGGTATTTCCCAAGCCGTTCGATAACAGAATTGCCCCTAAAACCCTTTTTTATTTGTTCTTTCCACAATCGGACTTCCCCCGATAGCAAAGCGGTTAGATCGCCGGCTGGAAAGAATAGATTGGCCTACCAGCACCCGGTATGCGCCACGTAGGCTTAAATGGGCACTACACAAGATTTAAGGGCCAACGGTGATAGACAACCCTTATTTCGATTGAACATTAACCTTGGTAGCATTAGTTCAGGTCAAGCAATACCTTCTTGAATGGATGTGGGCTTATCACCCTTGGGGAACCTATTGTAAAAAACAACAAAATAGACTTTTTTCTAAGGAAAACCCTAATACGTCAAAAAAAGTTAAAAAAAGTGTTTACAAGTAAAGATTACTTTAGTAAATTACAAATACGGCAACGGTGCCGTGAAAACAAAAGGAAATCAAAATGACTAAATTACCATTCCCAGCCAACTGCCCAGTAGTAGTTGTTTTATCTATGCGTGAAGCTTATGAGTTTGTTAACCTTGATGAAGCTAAAAAAGTTTATCCCGACCTTGACCCTGATGTAAACGGTCAAAATTTTACTTGGGCAATGCACGATAAAGTTGACGGTCAACCAGTTATGCGTTTTGAAAGCTGGGCCGCTGAAGCAATTTTTTCAAGATAATTATGTTTGAATTATTTTGGAAACATTACCCCAGGAAGGTAGCTAAACGTGCCGCCCTGGGGGCGTTTAACCGGCTTACAAGGGATGAACAAGCCCAGGCCATAGAAGCCATAGAAGAACACGTAGCGTACTGGAAGCTAAAGGGTACGGAAATAGATTACGTGCCCCATGCAAGTACGTGGTTGAACCAAGGCCGGTGGGAAGATATTTTAGACATGACCCCAAAAGAGGTAAAGCGGCCTTCATTACCTTGGTATAGTTCAGATGAACTTACTTTGGCCAAGGGCCGGGAACTTGGGTTATATGCATATGTTGGGGAATCAATGGGGCAATTCCGTCAAAGAATCCAACAACACATGGCGGTATGAATGTGAAATTAGACAGTTACTTGTTTACCGTACTCAATTTGGGCTTACCGGTTTTAGGGCGTATTTGGCTAGACCTACTTTTGATAGTAGGCGTGAACGCCTTGCTGGGGATATTTATGATCAATGGACTAAAGGCAACCGTGGTGCCTGGGGGGATTGGCGATGATTGAAATGCTTGTTTTACTTTTGTTAATTACCGGTGTGTGTTTTTGGGCAATAATTTTGCACATTTTACTTAAATTTTGGATGGAAAAATGAAACCTGAAACACGTGTGGTTGATCCAAATGATTGTGTAGATTACTTATATGAATTTGCCCCGGAATATGCAAAAGCCAAAGGTGAATTGGCAGAGTTGGAAGCGTATAAATCTAGTTTAAAAGCCATCAAAATGAAACAATCAAGCGAACAAAGTTTGGGTGCCCAGGAACGTGAAGCTTACGCCAGCCAGGAATACCAGGACCTATGCAAAGCAATTGGTGCGGCCACGTACAAAACAGAAATGTGGAAATACCGTTTAGAAGCCGCAAAACTTAGATTTGAAGCCTGGCGTACCCAGGAAGCCAGTAACCGTAACCTTGAAAGATTAACCAAATGAACGATTACTCAATACATTATGTTGCGTTGCAAAAACTATTAAAAGATTTTCATGAAGCCATCATACAAAGCAACTATGAAAAAGCATATGAAATATCAATAGATATTGTGGATGTTTCCCAAGCACTTGAAGATATAACTAAAGGATTATTGGATGTCCACACTAATTAAATTAACCCCGGCTGAAATACAAATGGCCGCTTTTGTAGGCACCCAACGTACCGTGCAATGTATTCAAATTGGTTCTAAGCATAAATACGGGGCTAAAGATACCGATGCCTGGCAAATGAGTATAGAAGGGGCTATGGGCGAATGTGCGCTGGCCAAGCACCTTGGTATATTTTGGTCAAAAGGAACCCCCGGCGCAACTGACGTAGGCCCCCATGACGTAAGACAAACCCCATTAGCGCACGGAAAACTAATTGTTCATCCTAGTGATGATGATAACCGCCGCTTTTACTTGGTAACGGGATTAATGGGCAAATATGCAATTCATGGCTATATGTATGGCAAACAAGCAAAGCAACAAAAATATTGGGCTGATCCCCAGGGAACCAATAGACCGGCTTATTTTGTTCCACAAACCGATCTTATTCAGGATAATGGTGTTACTACATTAAACCCTGATAAACATTGGCTAGATGACTAAAACAGAAAAAGAACATTATGCTAAGTTGGCTAGATTGGGTTGCATATTGTGCGTACAGAAAGGAATCCTTGATACCGATACACCCGTGGAAATCCATCATATTCGCAGACATGGCCAGCCACGTAAAACCGCTAAATCTATACCCTTGTGTATGTGGCACCACCGTCTTGGAAATTCCAGCGTTCATTCCCTTGGCCACCGTGGATTCCAAAAATACTGGGGAATGAGTGAAGAAGATTTACTGGAAAAAGTTGAAAAATTAATAAATGCATGAATTAACTTTTCCTTGGCCACCGTCAGAATTAAAGCCAAACGTAAAAACCCATTGGACCAAAAAAGCCAAGTTTGCCAAGCAATATAAGGAAGTTTGTTTTTATTTAACAAAAGAAGCAAAATTTGACCAAAATACCTATAAATCATTGGAAATGGTGTTTTACCCCCCCAACAGGCGTAATTTTGATTTAGACAATATGTTGGCTACTATGAAATCAGGCATTGATGGTATGTGCCTGGCGTTAAATATTGATGACAGTTGTTTTAAAAAAATGTCAGTTGAAATGTCAGAAGATATTGGTGGTTTTGTAAGAATTAACTTAAAATAAGTTATGGCAGAAGAATACGAATTAGGCACCGTTGGCCCAATACCAACCGTCAACCCCAATGTAGCAAAAATTGGGGAAATGCTAAAAATTGCCAAAAAATA